ACAGGTATTACAGGCGCTACAGGTGCACAAGGCAACACAGGTATTACAGGATCTACAGGTCCAACAGGAGCACAAGGCAACACAGGAATTACGGGTACAACTGGTCCAACTGGTCCTTCAGGAGTAACAAATGCAACAGCTCCAGTTACATATAATTCAGGAACTAACACAGTAGCATTAAATATTGGGACGGGACTTACAACAAATGCTTCTAATTTAGTTGTAGACACAACAACAATCCAAACAAGAATAACTAACGTATCAGATACAGAAATTGGATATCTTGATGGAGTAACTTCAGCAATTCAAACACAAATTGATGATAAACTTTCAAAAACTGGTGGAACAATGACTGGAGCACTTACATTATCTGGTGCACCTACATCTGATTTACACGCAGCAACTAAATTATATGTTGATGGTATTGCTTCAGGAATTAACTTTCATAAATCAGTAAGAATTGCATCAGTAAATAATTGGTCTGCAGTTTATGATAATGGAACTAATGGATATGGTGCTACTTTAACAGCATCAATAAATCAATCAATTAGCCCTGCCGATGGAGTTACATTAGCAGTTGGCGATAGAGTTTTAATAAAATCTCAAACTGATGCAAAACAAAATGGTATTTATGAAGTTACAAATATTGGAAGCGGGTCTTCTAAATGGATTATAACTCGTGCAGCAGATGATGATAATAATCCAAATGGCGAAGTTGCAGGTGGAGACTTTACATTTGTTACAGAAGGATCAACAAATGCTAATACTGGATTTATTTTATCTTCTCCAACGGGGACTGCAGTTCTAGGAACTGATAATTTAGTTTACACACAATTTAATGCTGCACAAGCTATTCAAGCAGGAAATGGTCTTTCTAAATCTGGTTCTACATTAGCAATTGACACAACAATTACAGCAGATCTTTCAACTGCTCAAACGCTAACTAATAAAACAATTAATGGTTCAAACAATACAATTACAAATGTTTCCTTAACTACTGGAGTTACAGGAACTTTGTCTGTTTCAAATGGTGGAACTAATTCAACTACCGCTACAGGTGCAAGAACAAACCTTGGTGCTACAACTGTTGGTTCAAATATATTTACATTAACTAATCCAAGTGCATTAACATATTTAAAGATTGCTGCAGACAATACAGTTTCAGCAGCATCTGCTTCAACTGTAAAAACAGATTTAAGTTTAAATAACGTAGAAAATACAGCATTGTCAACATGGACTGGAAATACAAGTATCACATCAGTTGGTACAATCACCACTGGAACATGGTCTGGTTTATTTGGTACAGTATCTGGTGCAAACTTAACAAACCTAACTGCTGGAAATCTTTCTGGAACAATTCCATCTGGAGTTCTTGGTAATTCAACAGCATATATTGGAACTACTGCAGTTGCATTAAATAGAACATCTGCTAATTTAGCATTGACGGGAATTACAAGTGTTTCTTATGCTGGTTCTACATCTGGTGCAATTATTATTCAATCAACTGCTATAGCAGGATCAAATACTTTAACTTTACCCGCATCTACTGGTACAATATCAACAGAAGATGCAGCATGGTATTATTCCATGATACTTTAAGAAGTCTAGAATAGGAGGAAAAAATGGCTACATATACAACAAAGCAATTGACAGCAGTTACTACATTAACAGCATCTGCAGTTTCAATGTATACAGCTCCCGCTTCAACTACAACAACAATTAAAACAATTGTTCTTGCAAATACAACAGCAAGTGATGCAAGAGCTACACTACATTTAGTTCCAAGTGCTGGATCAGCTACAACCTCAAATCAAATTCTTGGGGCTGTTACTGTTTCTGCAAATACAACTACTACAATTGATACTGCAATTGTTATACCTACGGGTGCATCAATTTACGCTCTAGCGTCAACAACTAGTGCAATTAATATTCACATTTCAGGAATTGAGATAGTTTAATGTCAATTAGTTCCATTCCAATTGTAATAAATACTAGAACTGGTGGACTTTATGTTTATGGTAACGGAACCGACGGTAACGTTACTATATCTACTAATACCACCCTTACTAGAGATATGTATTATAACAATCTTACTATTAACTCAGGATTTAATTTAGATCCCGCTGGTTTTAGAATATTTGTTAAAGATACGCTTACTTTTGTTAGTGGAACTTCTACAATTGCAAGATCTGCAAATACAACGCAGACAGGAACAATTTCAGGCGGTTCAACTGTTGGAAATAATGCTATAAATTCCCTTGGCGGAAATAGTGGAGATAAAACAGCTACGCAAATTGATTCTGCTAAAGAATTTTTTTACAACATAACAAATTTAATTTCAACTCTATATATTAATGCTACAACAGGTGCTATTTCTCCTGTTTCAGGTGGTGCAGGTGGCTCTACAGGCGCAACAGGAGCAACAGGTGCTGCAGGTACTGCAAATGTTGGTACAGCAGGCTCTGTTGGTAACTATCCACCAAATGCAAATACAGTTTTAGCTCCAGGTGGTAAAGGCGCTACTGGAACTGATGGCGTTGCTGGTACAGGTGGCGCAGGAGGTCTTGGAGGAGCAGGTGGTTCAGGTGGTGGAGTAATTGTAGTTATTGCTAAAACAATTACTGGCTCAGGTGCAATTTATGCAAATGGTATAGGAGCTTCAGCAGGATCAGCAGGATCAGCAGGAAATGCGGGGACTCCAGGAACTGCAGGAGCAGCAGCTCCAAATTTATTTATAGCTTCAAGCCCACAAACATATTCTACTAGTTATCCAATTGCAGCATATGCTACAAATTACCCAGCAGTATATGCCACTAATTATCCTGTTGCATTGTATGCAACCTCTTATCCAATAAATGGGTATAATACTGTTCCAGGAAATGCAGTATATGCCACTAATTATCCTATTGGACCCTATATAATTTCTTATCCAGTAACTGGATATAATACTGTTCCAGGAAATCCATACTATGTAACATCTTATCCAGCAGTTGGTACTAACTATGTTACCACTCCAGGTAATCCAAACTATGCTACAACTTTTGGTTCTTCTGCTGCGGGGTATAATACTTTTCCAGGTAATCCAAATTATACAACTACAGTAAATTATCCATCAACAGGTTCTAACTATACTACCACTCCAGGAACTTCAAACTATAATTATGTTTCAGGAAATCAAGTTTATACTACAACTCCAGCACAAACATTTTATTCTACTACTCCAGGAACTACAAACTACAATACTGTAGCAGGTGGAAACCCAGTAGCACTTGGAACTTATAATACGCCAAATTATAATACTACAGCGGGGACTTCAACAGGTCTTTATAATCCTACGCCAAAAACTTTAAAATATAATGCGCCAACTTATCCGTTAGCTGTTGCGGGAGGCAATCAAAAATACTCACAAAACCTTAATTCTCCAACTTATCCAGTAGCTGGTTCAAATCCAACAACTTATCCAGTAGCTGGCGGAAATCCAACTACTTATTTTGCAATTCCTAGTGCATTTAATCCAGCTACGTATCCTTTTGCTGGAACAAACCCAACAACTTATCCAGTATCTGGAACTAACTATGCAACTACTACTACCTACCCAGTTGCTGGTTCAAATCCAACAGTTTATCCAGTATCATCATATGTTACAAATGTAAACTATCCAGTAGTAGGTTCAAATCCAACAACTTATCCAGCATCTGGAAGTAACTATGCAACAAATTATCCTTCTCCTGGAGTTAATGCAACAAACTATCCAGCAAATTATGCAACAAATTATCCAATTTCAAGTTATTCAACAGCATATCCATCTATTGGTTTTAATCCAGCAAATTATCCAGCAAATTATGCAACAAATTATCCAATTTCAACTTATTCAACAGCATATCCATTAACTGGATATAATACTGTATATCCAATATCAGCATATGCAACAAATTACCCAACTGCAACTTTTAATACAGCAACATATTGGGTCGGTGGAGCAGGTGGGGCAGGTGGGACAGCAACTGCTGGTGCTACAGGTGCTACAGGTTCATCTGGTTATGTAGGTGGCGGTGGAGTTATATTTATAATGTCTACAAGTGGTGTTCCAGTAGGATTAACAACAAGTACTATCGCAGGTGCAACTGGTCAGACAGGATCATCAAGTTCTGGTACAATAGTAATAGTAAATAATTTAGCAGCAGAATAAGGAGAAAAAAATGGGAAAATCAGGTACTTCATCAATAGGAGCATCAACATCAACTAGTTTTACTTCAATCCCAGATGAGGTATATGGTTCAGGTCAAGATGGAAATGTTACTATATCTGCAAATACATCTTTGTCAAGAGATATGTATTATAATAATTTAACTATTAATGATGGTATACATCTAAATACTGCTGGGTATAGAGTATTTGTAAGAAATTCTCTTTCATTTTCAACTGCTATTGCTAATCAAGCAACAACAAGTATTGGTTTAAAAAATGGTTCATCTACTACAGGAACAATTCAAGGTGGAGGAACAGTATCTGTAGCAAATTCTTTAGGTGGCTCTAGTGCAAGCTATACAGCAACCGCCCCAACCACTACGGGTTATTTTAATTTAGCAAGAAACGCAGTTTCAGGATACATGTTACATGCTGGTCAAACAACCCCTTTATTTTTAAAAGGTGGCGCAGGAGATGGAACGAATCCAGGAGGTGGGGTTGCAATAGTTTCTGCACGTAAAATCTCTGGATATGGTACAATTTATGCTACAGGCTATAAACCAGTTTCTACTTATACAACTGGTGGCGGGGTTGTAGTGTTAGTCTCACAAGCTACAAGAAATACAAGTAATATATTAATAGATGTAACTGGATATGCATCAGGTACAGCTCTAGAGTTTATCGTATAATAGAAAGAAATAATAATGTCAATAATGCAAAAACCGTATCAAACTTCAGTTTCAAATGAGTTAGATAATGTTTATAAATATGAATCTTTTTTTGATGTATATCGTGATGGCAGAGATAGTAAAACAATTTTTGTTGCTATACCTTGTTATAGAGATGATGATCTAGTTGAAACAATTGAAAGTGCTATTTATAACGCAAAAAATCCAGATAGGTTATTTTTTGGTATAGGTCTTGTATTTGGCGAAGATGAAAAACCATATTGGGAAAAATTAAAAAAGTTTAAAAATATACAAATAAGTTTAAAGCCAATTAATAAAGAAAACGTTGGGCTTGGAAAACAAAGAGCAGACGCAAATTCTTTTTATAACAAAGAAGATTATTTCTTACAAATAGATGCTCATATGAAATTTGACCCACATTGGGATGATCTTTTGATAAATCACTTGGAGGGATTAAAAGCTTTAGGTGATGATATGCCACTAATAACTGGATATCCAATTGCATATGCTCCAGACGAATTTCCATTTGTCAATGAAATGTATCCTTTTTATAATAAAAAGTCAAAAGAAATTTACTTTAGAGGCAAAGAAGGGTTTAATCGTGTTCCTTGCATGAGGCCTGTAAGTCATGCAGAACCAGATTTTAATAAAAATGGTTTCCCAAGACATGGCGATAGAGAAATGGCTTTTGCTGAAACAATTGCACTTGCATCAGCAATATCTCCAGCACAAATATTTGCAGATGGAAAATATATTTACGATGTTCCAGCTGATCCTAAATTAAGATTTTTAGAAGAAGAACAATATTATTCTATTCTTTCTTATATGAAAGGTTATACTTTTTATACCCCCAGAATTACTGGAATTATGCATTTTTATTCACAATCTGCAGGACAAAACTTGGCCCATAGACCTCATCCAGAAACAGAATTCCCAGAACTTTTTGCTGCAGAATCATATTGGGATAGTGGATTAGGTGGAAAAGAATTAATTGAAAAACTTAAAAAAACTAAAAACGCAAAACGATCTTTTGAAGATTATGAAAAGTTAGCAAATATAAGTTATAAAGACAAAAAAATATTTGCTCCAGTCGATGAGATTAAGCATAATAAAATAACTTCATACATTAACTTTTTAACTGAGCTTTATGTATACTCTACAACTGACTATGATAAGTGGATGTATCAACCAGGATACCCTTGGCTAGAAAATGTTCTTGAGAATGAGAAATAGGCTAAAAATAGAATTTATTTCTGAGGAACCAGATTTAGATTATTGGCCAAAACCAGTTCCAGCTTCTAAAATGGTGCCTGAGTGGTATAAAAAAATGAATGGTTATATGGATGGTATAAAAAATTATGAAAATGGTTTTGCAAACTCTACTATAAAAAAATGTATGCCAGTGTTTGATTCTATGACAACAGGCTATTATATTTTATTGCCATCAGATGTAAATGTTTCTAGAAACAAAGAAAATGGTGGAATCGTGTTTTCAAACCCAATTGATTTTAAGCTTGTGACAGAGCATGCAAATTCGCAAGTAGATACTATGAATATACCTAAAGAATTTAATAGAAATTTTTTAAAATGGACTAATAATTGGATAGTAAAAACTCCAAAGGGTTGGAGTACTTTGTTTGTTCAACCAATGCATAGAGATGATCTACCATTTCAAATATTACCTGCAATTGTAGATACAGATGGGTTTAAATTATCAGTGCAATTTCCATTTATATTAAGAAATGATTTTGAAGGGGTAATCCCAGCTAATACACCAATAGCACAAGTTATACCTTTTAAAAGAAATGATTGGGAAGCAGAGTACTCCACGCTAGAGAAAGGTCAGAAAATGCTTAATTTAATGAAGCATTCAATATTTTTTGAAAATAGATATAAAAGAACTTTTTGGAATAAAAAGACTTACAAATGAAAAGAAATACAATAGAATTTCATTATAAAGAGATTTCTTTCAGCGAAGATCATCATGTAAATATGTTTAAACCAAAACCAGCTGAAGAATGTATTCCTGAATGGTTTAAAGAATTACATAACCCAATGACTAGAAAAACAGTTAAAACTTGTCGTGGGGTTTATGATCAAATGACACAAGGGTATATTGTTTTTTGGCCATTTGATGTGCTCATTCAAAAAGATGAAAATGGAAAAATGTTTGTGGTTAGACATAGAGATGAAGGTCGACAAATGTTTAGCCCTCATCCACATGAACAATTAGGTTTATTCCCATCAGTAAATTTTGCTATGCAAAAAACTGGCGTAGAAAAATTTATAAGCCCTTTTAGACTTAAAACTCCAAAAGGTACTAGTATAATGATGATGCAACCTCAATATAGACCAGATCTAAAAACAGAAATTATGCCAGGGATTGTAGACACAGATAATTTTTATATGCCATTAAATATTTTATTTACAATAAAAGATATGGATATAAATAAACCAGTAAAGATAGCATCAGGAACACCTCTTGCACAAATAGTTCCATTTGTTCGTTCAGAGTGGGAAATAGAATACAAAGACATAGATGAAGAAGAATATATTACACTTGAGGATAATATTGGAAATATAGAAAAACATTATTCAAAAGATTTATGGGTTAAAAAGATTTTTAAAAGAAAGGTAAAATAATGGAACATAAAGAGTTAGCAGTAGGAGTTTGGCAGTATGATTTTCCAGAATCCGTAGCAAAAAATATAGTAGATATGGTTCAACAGTCAACAACGCTCCCTTGGTCTAAAAGTGGTGTAGGTAATGATGATTTGCAAGAGCAAGAAATTAGAACAAGTCAAAGTATTAATTTTGATGAGTCTTTGCCGTTCTGGTCTCAAGAAGTAAGAAAAACTCTTACAGAAGCAATCAATGATTATTCAGCATATTTTGCTGCACCAGTTAATCAAGATGAAGGTTTAAATCTTTTGAGATATAGAGAGTCTAATAAGTATGACTATCATTCAGACGGAGCTTGGAGTATTTACAGAACAAGTTCTGCATTGATTTACTTAAACCCGTCTGATTATCAAGGTGGAGAAACTCACTTTAAGCATTTCGATCTTAGCGTAAAACCTGAAAAGCCAGCAATTGTGCTTTTCCCTTCTAATCATACATACCTACATGCAGCAATGCCAGTTACAGAAGGTGAAAAATATGTATTGGTAACTTGGATGAATGATCTTCCAGTAGGCTGGGATCCAGGAATTATGAATCATCTTGCAAGGGCAACAGGCGTATTTAGAAGATAGTCTTTCTTGAAGGGAATGGTATAATCGTATATATATGGCTACTAATTTCCCTGGCGGGTTAGATGATTTTCAAAACCCCAATTCTAGTAATACTCTAAATGATGAAGGTGTTCGACACTCGTCTGAACACTCAGATATCAATGATGCCATTGAATCAATGCAAGCAAAAATTGGCATTAATAGTTCTGCTAATACAAATTCTATAGATTACAAAGTTAGCTCATTACTAACATCAATATTATCTATACCAAATTCTTCATTGATTAATTCTTACATTGATATAAATGGTAATCAAATTGAACTTGGTGATTCAATAACTATCCCAATAGTTCCAAGTCAAACTAATAAAAATGGTTATTTTTTAACAACAAATGGTTCTGAACTTTCTTGGTCTCCCGCTTTTGGAGCAACAGGTCCAACAGGTCCAACTGGAATTATTGGTCCAACTGGACCAACGGGTGCTCAAGGAGTTCCAACTTTAATAAAAGGTCAATATACAGATTTATCATCATTATCAGCAGCAATACCAGTTGGTTCAAATGGAGATGCATACATATTGAATAATGGAGATTTGGTTGTTTGGCTAACATCTTCATGGGTTGACATTGGAAATATTAAAGGCGCTACTGGCGCAAATAGTACCATAGCTGGTCCAACTGGTGCCACAGGACCTACTGGGATACAAGGTAATACAGGTTTAACGGGCCCAACAGGAGCAAACAGTACAGTTCCTGGACCTACAGGTCCAACAGGATCTACAGGCCCTACAGGAGCGACAGGTGCTCAAGGAACAAGTATTAACTTTAAAGGTTCTGTAGCTAATTCAACAGCTTTAAATGCAATAACTGGACAATTAACCAATGACGCTTATCTACAGATTGATAATGGAAATCTTTATGTATGGAATGGTTCTTCTTGGACAAATGTTGGACAAATTGTAGGTCCTCAAGGAAATACGGGCGCACAAGGTTCTACAGGTCCAACAGGGTCTCAAGGCAATACTGGGTCTACAGGTTCAACAGGATCTCAAGGTAATACTGGTTCTACAGGTCCAACAGGAGCACAAGGCAATACTGGGTCTACAGGTTCAACAGGATCTCAAGGTAATACTGGTTCTACAGGTCCAACAGGAGCACAAGGCAATATTGGATCTACTGGTCCTACGGGAGCAGATAGTACAGTCGTTGGTCCTACGGGAGCAACTGGTGCTACAGGATCAATTGGGCCAACTGGTGCTGCTAACTCTATTACTGGAGCAACAGGGCCAACAGGAGCAACAGGATTTTCAGGAAACGATGGTGCAAATGGGCCAACAGGAGCAAGAGGAAATACAGGGCCAACAGGTTCTACAGGCCCAACAGGAACACAAGGTGCAACAGGCGAAGTAGATGAAGGTATAGCGTGGTACTATTCATTAATTCTTTAAAATATAAGGGGGTGTTATAAAATGTCATACAAAAATAAAGTTATATCAGACAGACCAATAGGGTACTGGCAACTTAATAACATTACTAACAACTTATCTATTTCTTATAATGACCCACATATTTATTACAACGGATCTATTGCCTATAATGGAGATGCTGAGGCATATGTAATCCCAGATAGAATTTATAATGATAACCCTATTTTTGTTAATTTTGCATCTCAACCTACAATTGAAAATATTGCTCCACTTACAACTTTTGATAGTACAGAAACATATTTTAATGCATGTAGAATAGATAACTCATCTTCTCTGGTAATACCAAATGTATATAATTCTTTATATAAGGGTTATGAGGAAAAGACATTTGGTATAGAATTTTGGCTTTTAGTCCCACAAAATTATGATTCAAATTTAAACATTTTAACAGTTGAAAATGAAGATGTTACCGCAAATATATATGTAAATAATGATGCAATATATTTTGACATCAATGGTTTAACTCATACTACATCTTTGTCTAAAGACCCAGTAACAGCAGAAATAACTCAATCAGAATCAACATCTGCAGTACTTGGATATTCTTCTAAAAAACAACTGAGGTCTTGGGATTCAAAAATGCATATCTTTGCGTTATATCGCAACAAGACTATTTCTATATATGTTAACGGGTTAGTAGATGAAACTATTAATTTGCCAGAAAATTTTGAATTTATATCTCCAAAATCAAATCAACTTAAAATAAAAATTGGTCCATCTGGCCCTAATAAAAATTTCATAATTAGTGATCTTGCTGTATACGACAGGCCATTATCTGTAAATGAAATAAGGTCTCATTTATTTTGGGCATCAAGAGACAGCGATCCTTTAAATTTTTCATATCAAACAAACACTTCTCATTTTTTAAACAATAGTAATTCAGGTCGAATAGTTTCACAAAGATCTTTTAATTATCCAGGGGAATATACGGCAGGATATTTTGATGGATTGATATCAAATAATACGGGCTTAACAATAGCAAAAACAGATATTCCAGGAAGTTTAATAGGAACTTGGACATATAACCATCCGATTAACTACTATACAAATTTTGCAGCTATGTCTATTTCTTGGGATTCAGCGGTAAATAATAATGAGTTTGCATTAGATAAATATGTTTGCGTATTTATATCTTATAATGGTGGTGAAGGTTATTATCCTGTTACAAATGGAAAAGTAGTCCCATATTTTTCAGATACAGTTTCAGATATTTATTCTGCAAATATTTTAATTAAAGTTCAAATATATTCTGCAGATACTTCATTGGCGTATCAACCAAGAATAGATAACCTAGATATAAAACTTTACAGCAGTTTAGATATTATTTCAGATTCTGGTAGTTTTTCTTTATCCCCAGCAAGCAGTATCCCGTATATGCTTCGCTCTAATGATAATTCTTTTATATCCCGTACAAAAAAATTAGGTTTTAATTTTGAAAAACAAACAGATGAGGGAATCCCAGGTTCGCTACTAGGCACCACTTTAAATGGATCTACTTATAGATGTGTAGAGTTTTGGTTTACATATAATGGAGAAGGGGCAGCTATTTTAGATACAAACCAAGGTGGTGTAGACATCTATGTTGATACAAGTGATAATACACTTATTTCAAATATAGCAGGCGGAGTTTTATATGTAAACTCAGTAGATAAAACATTATCACCTATTACTTTAATAATAGGTGAGCCATATCACATAATAATGGTATATCCAGATGATATATCAAATAACTTTTTTTTAAATAAGGCAGCAGATAATTCACTCCAACCTTGTTCAGGAAGTTATGGATATGTTACTTTATTTCATGATACATTATCTCATGCAGATGTAGAAAGTAGATATATTTCTTATTTAACTTCTAAAGTCGCACAATTAAATGACTCAGAAACATCATTTGGAAGTGTTTTGGAATATGCAGGTACATCTTCTCAAGTAAATAGTGGTAAACCTGTCTTTTCGCATACACATATTTATTAATTTTGGCAGTTTGCAGTACATTTTTTAGGCTTTAACAACATAGAATGGTATTATATATATTATGGGAAAAATGAAGATTACTCCAGTAGAAGAAGTTAATTGGGGACTGTATTTATGGCAGATGCCAGACGAATCCGTTGTAATGGATGATGATGGCGGGTATTTAAGTATCCCGTCACGCAAAGGTGATATTAGACAGATTAAAAAACTTAAAGAAACAGCAAAACATTACGGCCTAGATGAGGGTAAACCAATATTTTTTTCAGGTCACAGACAAGTAACAGATGAAGAATTAGAGCAGCAAAAACAAAGATCGGAATTTGGAATGGTTCCAGATCCACAAGATTTACCAGCAATGATGGAATACGTAAAGGAGGCTAGAGAACTTGGACTCGCATAATATAACAGTCATGGATGATGACGATGAAAGAGATAGTGTTCAAATAAAAACAGGTATAGATTATGGTATTTCGGGGACTACACAAGAAAGCTTCGAGGATCCTTTTAGTAAAACTTGGGATGATATTAGAAAAATGGAAGGTCTTAATCCTAATTTAAGACGACAAGCTACAAGGCTTGAAAAAGCATTTACTGGGCAAGATGATGCTAAATCTAAAAAACTTGATCCACTTGATTTAACTGGTTATTCACTTTTCCAAATTGTTCAGCCACCATATAACATGCTTTATCTTTCACAGTTGTATGATGTATCTCCATATCACCATTCAGCAGTAAATGCTAAAGTTGCCAACGTAGTTGGACTCGGATACAAATTTGATGAAACATTTAAGGTTGTTCAAAAAGTTGAAGAAGCAATGGATAATTCTAAAAAATTAGATAAACTTCGTTCAAAAATTGAGGGGGCTAAAGTAGACCTAAGAGAGTATCTAGAATCACTTAACTCAGACGATTCTTTCCTAGAGAATATGAAAAAAGTTTATACAGACCTAGAAACTACAGGAAATGCATATCTTGAAGTTGGTAGAACAGCAATGGGTAAAATAGGATATATAGGCCATATACCTTGCACTACAATGCGTATACGTAGACATAGAGATGGTTTTGTACAAGTTGTATATAATCGTTACACTTTCTTTAGAAATTTTGGAGATATAGAAACTCCAGATCAAATTGGTACAGATCCACAGCCAAACGAAGTTATTCATTTTAAAAAATTCACCCCATCTAATACTTATTATGGAGTGCCAGATATTTTATCTGCAAAAAATGCCGTTGCGGGAGATGAATTTGCACAAAGATTTAATTTGGATTACTTTGAGAACAAAGCTGTTCCAAGATATATCATCACAGTAAAAGGTGCAAAATTAACTGCTGATTCAGAAAGAAAACTTCTTGAATTTTTTCAGACTGGATTGCGTGGAAGAAATCACAGAACACTTTATATCCCGCTACCTAGTGATGGAGAAAATTCTCGTGTAGAATTTAACATGGAACCAGTTGAAGCGGGAGTACAAGACTCTTCATTCAAAAATTATGCAGTAGAAAATAGAGATCGTATCCTTATAGCGCATAGAGTTCCTATCAGCAAAATAGGTATGCCACAAGGAGTTTCCCTTGCTAATGCTAAAGATGCTGATAAAACATTTAAAGAGCAAGTTTGTCGTCCAATGCAGGAAGAACTTGAACATAAAGTAAACATGATTATTCGTGAATTTACAGACGCATTTACGCTCAGATTTAATGAATTAGCTCTTACAGATGAAGAAACTCAAAGCAGAATTGATGATCGTTATCTTAAAGATCAAGTTATTACCCCTAATGAAGTTAGATCTAGAAAGGGAATGGCACCACTATCTGGTGGTGACGAAGTAATTGACTTGACTGGTAAAGATGCATCGGAAGCATTAACAAGTGCAAAAGGAACAAGAGAACGAGATCAAAATAGAGTTTTAAATGCCCCTGACAAAATGGGGTCAGGGAGAAATCCAAAAGGAGAAGGAAGAACGCAAGAATAATTACAGTTAAAATTATGACTTATTTATAAAACTTGCTATTATTTATCTATACATGGAACTTCAGAAAACGTACTGGAACAACAGCGAATCATCAATGACTTTATCCTTCCCAATTGCGAAGGTCAATAAAGAAAAAAGAACTGTCTCTGGATTTGCCTCCCTAGACAATGTTGATCATCATGGTGACGTTGTAACAGCAGAAGCAAGTAAATCCGCATTTGAAAATTTCAGAGGAAACATACGTGAAATGCACGGTCCATCTGCAGTAGGTAAAATGCTTAACTTTAAAGAAGATTCTTTTTTTGATCCAAAAACAAGCAAAAAATATAGCGGTGTTTTTGTTGAAGCGTATATATCAAAAGGTGCGCAGGATGCCTGGGAAAAGTGCCTAGATGGCACATACACAGGTTTTTCTATTGGCGGGAACATAATTGATGCAAAGATGGAAAAATCAGATGATGGTAGCCAAGAGCATAGAGTAATCAATAAGTATGAGTTACATGAATTAAGTTTAGTAGATTCACCAGCAAATCCACTTGCAAATATTTTTTCTATTCAAAAGATGGCAGAGGGTATTGTAACAGAAAATGTATTCTGGTGTAAGTCAGATGAAGTTTCTTCTACATCTGCAGCAACATCAAGAGAATGTGTTGTATGTGGTGATTCAATGGAAAATATAGGTTGGGTAGAACAGGCAGACATTGAAAAATATGAATCAATTGAAAAAGTTATTGATGGTTATTTTAAGAAAGATGATGCCCCAACATCAAATCATGAAGTTTCAGAAACAGCAGCTCCAGGCAATGTAATTAATAGTCAGTCTGCAATAAATTTATATCCAGATCAAAATAAAGAAAAGAAAAAAGTTTTGTTTACTCCAGTGGAGCAGGCAAATATTAAGAAAAATGAAGGAGGGAATGAAATGACAGAAGATACAAACACAGAAGTAGTTGAAACTACAGAAGTTGAAGCTCCAGTTGAAGCTCCAGTCGAAGAAACAGCAGTAGTTGCTGTTGATGAAGCAGTAGGCTTTGCAGGCGAAGGAATCGAAAAGGCTGTAACTATTTCAGAGGTTGAGGATACCCTTGATTTCACAAAAATGGTAACCGACCTTAAGACCTTCTTTAGTGAATCAATCGAAAAGAATTATGCAACACATGCAGCTACAGTTCAAGACGTTTATCGCATGGTAGAGGAAACCAGAGCAGATATGTCAAAAGCTATTGATGAAATCAAAGCAAAGCATGAAGAAATGAACAAATCAATCACGGATATGTACGGAAAGATTGAATATGTTGATAATAAGTTGACAGGTTTTGAATCTGCAACTGCAGTTAAGAAGTCCAGTGATCTTAATGGATCAATGGAAGAAACAAAAATACAAAAAAGTATATGGCAAGGACACTTCCTCGGTGTACAAAGCTTAACTAAATAATCTAAAAAAAATAAGGTGGTGAAATAAAAATGAGTAATGAACTTCTACAAAAAGTTATTGACACAACAAATCTCGGAACATCAGGTTCTGATCTTTCAGGTGATGGTCGTACCCTTTCAGGTACTGGTCTTCTATACCCAGATCAGGCTAATCGTTTCCTAGATTACATGTGGGATGCAACAATTCTTGCAAAGGCAGCTCGTACAATCCGTATGCGCTCTAATGTAACTGAAATTGATCGTGTTTCCGTTGGTCAGAGAATTATGACAGTTGCAGCAGAAGATAATCCTAGAGATTATGTTAATGCAGGCGATGACCAGTTCACAGCAGCTGGTGCAACATTCTCAAAAATTTCTTTAACAACCCGCAAGCTTCGTCTTGACTGGGAACTTTCTTCTGAATCTCTTGAGGATAACCTTGAGGGTCCAGATCTAGAAGACCACATTGCACGTCTTATGGCAACCCAGGCTGGTAACGATATCGAGGATGTTCTCATCAACGGTATAGGAACTAGCACAGGATTGCTCTCTGCGTTCAAAGGTTTTCGTAAATTGGCATCAGACAACGCACACGTTGTTGATGCACAGGGTGTAGGACTTGACAAGGCTGTATTCAACCTTGCAATTAAGACCCTACCACGTAAGTACAAGCAACGCCGTAATCAGCTTCGCTTCTTCACAGGATCGAATTTGGTACAGGACTACTTGTACAATCTCACAGCCAACGCTGGCTCAGTAAATCCATTTGATATCGCTTCTGGCGTTATTCGTGGAGATGTTGCAGCTAACGATGGTGGTCCAGGCTCAGTAACTCCGTTTGCTTTCGGTATTCCCGTAATCAACGTACCATTGATGGATGAGACACTTGCAGGAACTTACAATAGTCCTTCAGGTCTTCATGGTGATGTCCACTTGACATTCCCACAGAACTTTATCATTGGTATCAAGCGTGACGTAACTGTCTATCGTCTGTTCCAGCCAAAGAAAGACACAATTGAATATACTCTATTCATTCGTGTTGGTTGCGCTATTGAGAACTACGATGCCCACGTTCTTGTTAAGAACGTAAAGGTTTCAGGTTCAGTTGCTGATGGTGCATTTGGTTCCGTAACACACGGAGCTCATGTAACTGGTGGCAATTCAACATACACATACTAATATTTATTAGTTGCAAGATTGAGGGAGATATGCAAATATCTCCCTTAATCATTTTCTGATATAATCTAACTAAACGAAAGGTAACAATATGTCTTTTTCAGATTTAAAAATTACAGAGCTCAAAAAAGTAGCAGAAGCATTTGGTGTAAGTTCAGAAGGAGTAAAGACAAAGCAAGAAATAATTGCTTTGCTTGAAGAAGAAGGAATTACAGCGCAGATGTATGAAAAGTTCACAGGAGCAGAAAAACAACCGATTGAAGTAGAAAAAAGAAAAGAGAAAAAAACAATGAAAGCAGAAAATTCAGTACTTGTAAAAATGGAAAGATCTAACTACTCATACCAAACAATGGGTTATGACTTTACATCTCAGCATCCATTTGTGGCAATGCCAGAGTCAGATGCACAACATATTTTCGATAGAGAAGAAGGTTTCCGCCTTGCTACTCCGCGAGAGGCACAAGAATTCTATAATTAATTGGGGGCGTTTTGATTGCAAAACATAACTAAAGGAAAGCAAGAAAAGATATACTTAAGTGTATTTAGTAATGGGGTATTGACTCAGGCAGACTCTTTGCCAAAAATCAATATTTACGATGCAGATGATGATGCAGCACCTTTAGCGGGATTTGCAAATATAAACGCAACAAATGAATCAAGGGCTGGGGAGTATTCATATCTGATAACCCCAGACCTTACTCAACTTAACAGAACGCTATTTATAACATGGACTTATAGTCTAAATGGCTCAGAAACAGTTGAAAATGATTATTACAAAGTAGAAACTACATATGCTGATGTTAGCGAAATTATAGATTTTTTAAACTTTGGTACAGTACCTTCAGACATAAATTATGTAGCATCTAAAGATATTCAAACAGCAGAAAAAATTGCAAGAACTATAATTGATGGTTACACAGGTCAAAAATTTGGTCAATATTATGGATCACAAGAACAAATTGGAATTGGTTCAGATTCTATAGAACTTGTAGAAAAAATGATTTCAATAGATAAAGTTTATGAAAATAGCACACTAGTAATAGATAATACAATTGATCCAACATACAATACTTTTGGGTTTCCCATTGAAATTACCCCTACAGGTAAAGCGGTAAGAATATTACATGCAGGTTGGGATGTAAGATATGATAATCAAGTAGATCCAACAATAATGTATTACGGAAAGTTTAGAGACAGAGCAAGATATGAGTTTGTTGGCAAGATAGGTTATAAGTACGTACCAGAAGATATAAAAATTGCTTCAATGCTACTTGTAAATGATATTCTTGCAAACGATTTTAACTGGAGAAATAAATATCTAAAGAAGGTTGACTTAAGTGAAATTTCATTTGAAATGGCAGGTGGTGCTTTCAACGGTACTGGTAATCTCACTGTTGATAATATCCTTGATCAATATCGCAATGTCAATATTGTGATAATATGATAAATTCAGTTATTGGTTCTGTAATGAACATGTCGTTAGAAGTTATGATACAGCAAAACGTACAAGATCCTAACACTGGCACTATCCTTAGAGAATGGGTTTATGAAAAAACTATTCCTTGCAAAATAGAACCTGTAAAAAGTTCTGGAGCTTCCACACGTGGAGACAATAAAACATTTGATAAAGGTCAAACTGGTGGATATTCAGAAAAACTACAACTTAAAACTAAATCTCTTGAACTTTTAAGTAAAAGGTGGAGAGTGCAAAATATTAGATCAAGTGATGGCAAACAAGTATTTGTTGAAATAGATAGATATGGTAATCCAGATTCTATATTTGAAATAACATCTTCTCATGCTGTACTTGACCCATTTGGTAAAATTTCTTATTATGAAGCTACAATGCAAAGGGTTCCAGTACAAAGCAATGATAGAACTGTCAATCAATAAACAAAATTTAGCTGATCTCTATAAAGAGATAACTTTAAAAACAATGGGCATAAAAGAACTTACTTCTCCATCAGTATTAAATGAAGTTGGAAAAGCAGCATTTGTTATACTAGGTGAAAGATTTATGTTAGCAGTAGATAGATATGCTGTTGCAAATCCAAAATCTATGCATCATATTTATGAATGGAATAAAATTGGTAATCCACAGTCAAGACTATTTATACTTGAAAGATCAAAAGTAATGTCTGGCACTATACTTGTTAACTCAACATTTTTACCATCAAAGTCATACGTACCACTAAGTTCTGGTAATTTATCAAAAAGAAGTTTTATACTTTCTAGACATGTATTTAAAAATAAAGCTGTTGTTATGGAAGAAGGAAAAGCTGTAAGATTTAAAGCTCAAAAAACCCTTGCTTTTTTTGCCAATAATGATGAAGTCTTTGTTGCTCCAGGAACAATTATTAACATTATGAACCCAGGTGGTATAGGCGTAAAACATTCATTCTCTAAATTCTTAACTGAATGGTATACAAAGAATGCTCATTCAATTATTGATTCTTCAGGTTTGTATAGTAGAATAGTTAATGAAGCAGCAGTTGCCTTAAATAAGAAAAATGCTGGAGTGGCTGAAGTTAAATTTGCAGCAAGAAAAGTATCTAATTCAATAGGCGGGGAGGTATCAATAATCAAATGACAACAGATTATACAAAAGTAGCAGCATACGACGTTAGAAAAATATTATGGCAAGAACTACAAGAAAATAACCTTTTTGATGAAAATAACTACTATGCAGATGGATTATATGATCCTCTGATACCCATTATACCCGCTCAACAGGTCCCAGAATTCAATAACTTGCTCCCAGGCAAGACATATATCATTTATGATATTGCACAGTCTCATACAGGCGTACAATGGTGGATGTCTGAAGAAACAATTAATCTTGAAATCACATCTATCAATGCAGCAGAAATTCAAACTTTAATAAACTTTATAACCGATGTTTTTAGAAGATATGATATATCCGCAAAAGAAGCCAACCTTAAATTAGATTCAAATAGTCCATTTACCTTCCACTTTTTCAGGTTAGAAAATGCTGATCCCGTTCAGGCGTATCATAGCGAAGGCGGGTTTATGTCTGGGACATTATCCATATCATACGCATATACTAGAGAGCTTGATCCAAATACTGGAAGATACCTATAAACTTTGTTTTATTAAGTTTTAATGCTATGATTTTCCTTGAGGAAGTAAATTGTCACTATTTTTTATTCTAAATAAAATAAGGTGGTGAAAATAAAAATGGCTACAAATACAAAAAATGTTATCGTAGGTGCTGCTGAACTATTCGTCAGCTCTTTGGAAGACAATGCTCGTCCAGATACAGACACTAATACGCTAAAAACTCTTTTTGGAACAACTACAGGTAAGTCAGCACGTACTGGTCTTCTTAAGGCAGGTTCTGGTTACCGTGAAGTTGGTTTCACAAATTCAGGTCTTGAAATTTCATACGAACCAAATTATGGTGAAGTTATGGTTGATCAGCTGCTAGATGCAGCAAGATTATTTAAGCAGACACTTAAGGTTATGCTTAAGACAGAACTTGTTGAGGCAACTCTTGAAAACCTAACTCTATCATGGGGTCAGATGGATACGTATTATGTGAATGCAACTGGAAGTTCAATTACTCCAATAGCTTCAATGGATGATACAACTCCAATTTCAGGCGAAGTAGGAACAACATTGAATATGGCAGCAGGCGCTCTTGGCGATGCTCCAGTTGAGCGTGTTCTAATTGCAGTTGGAAATGCTCCAGCTCAAGTTAAAAATATTACTCCAACAACAAGCGATGAGAGAACTAAGGAACGTGTTTATGTTGCACGTCGTGTAGTATCAATTGATACAACAGCACACGGCTTGAAGCGTGACTCTGCAACTGTTTTCCCAGTAAGCTTCCGTTGTTTGCCAGATGACAGCAACTCTTCATACGCAGGTTCTGAGTATGGTGTTGTAATTGATCGTGTGTGGGCAACTGCATAATAATTTAATAACAACTTAATATTGTATTCATGGCCCCACCAGAAATGGTGGGGTCTTGAATTTGTTTTACCGTATAATATTGGTATAATTTAAATAACACAAAGGAGCTATAAATTGGCAACAACAGTATATGATGTAGTAGAAATTGAATTATCGAATGGTGAAGTACTCACCTTAAAACCCCTATCAATTAAACACCTAAAGAAATTTATGACTGTAATTAAAAAAATGGATGAAGCAGAATTAGAGTCAGAAGATGCAGCTATGGAAATTTTTATTCAAGCTGCAATGGTCTGCTTAGAATCAACAAAGCCAGAATTATCACAAGATAAAGATAAGTTTGAAGACATGATCGAAATTCCTACAATGATGAAGATTCTAGAAGTGTGCGGTGGCTTAAAGCTTAACGACCCAAACCTTCTGGGAGCAGCTCTAGTTGGGACGAACTAGACCTACGCTCCATTGAGTCTGAAGTTTTTCTGCTCGGTCATTGGAAAAATTTTGACGAGTTAGAAAGTTCGCTTTCTATGGATGAACTAGTAGCGATACTAGATGCTTCTAGAGAAAGAGATGATAGAGAAAGAAAGTTCCTTGCTGCAATGAATGGTGTTGATCTTACTGAAAGTGAAGAAGAATCAGACATCATTGATTTAAAGGGATCCGTAGCTAAAAGCGAGGGATTCGGAATGGGTGAAGGACTAAGCTTTATGCAATTGGAGGATTAACACATGGCAAGAGTTGAACTTAATATAGTTGCTTTAGGTGACTTTAAGAGTGTTAATTCCCAAATTGCTGCTTTAAAAGCTCAAGTTGATTTATTAAACAAAAGTTTAATGGGTACAGGCGTAAGCCAACAATTAACTAAAGATTTAAATTCTGCAAATGCTGCATTTAAATCAGCCATGCTTTCAACTGGAGAATTTACTGCAAGTACAGTAAAGCTTCAAGCAGAAACAGATAAATTTGCACATTCACTTGTTAATGGAAAATTAAAACTTACCGAATATTTTAGTATAATCAGAAATCAATCTTCTGCTGCTTCTGCTCAAATGAGAGCACTTGCGTTAGAACAAACTAAATTACAAAATTCTATAGTTATGGCAGACCCTACAAAAAAGGGTGTTTTTTCTGTATACACACCAACTAAAATTAATGAAGTTGCTAATGCTACAAAAATTGCAACTAACATGCAAAATCTTTATAATATTGCCGTTCAAAAAGGAACTCAGTCTTTAATTAACTGGGGTAAAAATACTCAGTGGGCAGGTCGTCAATTAACAGTTGGACTTACAGTACCTATGGCTATATTTGGCAATACAGCAATGAAAACATTTAAAGATGTAAATGATGAACTTATTCGTTTGCAAAAAGTTTACGGTTCTGGACTAACACAACCAACAGCTGATGCACTTGCAACCATTAAAGCTCAAACGATAGGACTAGCAAAAGAACTTGCTTCAACTATGGGTATTGCAGTTAAAGATACAGCAGCAATGGCAGCAGATTTAGCTGCTACAGGTTTACAGGGTAATGCACTTCTTAATGCAACAAGAGAATCATTAAGGCTTGCAAAACTTGGTGAAATGGATACTCAGTCTGCAATGAAAGCAACTGTATCCTTGCAAAATGTTTATAAATTAAGTACAGAGGATCTTTCTGGCGCAGTTAATTTCCTTAACGCAGTTGAAAACCAAACATCAACAAGTCTTCAAGATTTGGTAGATGGTATTCCAAGAGTTGGACCAATTGTAAAACAATTAGGCGGATCATTTAAAGATACAGCAATCATGATGGTTGCAATGAAAGAAGCAGGAGTTCCAGCAGCACAGTCTGCTAACGCAATTAAATCAGCACTTGCTTCACTTATTAATCCTACAGTAGCAGCAAAAAAAGCTTTTGCTGATTATAATATAAATTTAGAAAGTATTGCAACAACAACAAAAGGCAATCCTATCAAAATGATTATGATGTTACAATCAGCATTAAAAGGATTGCAACCGCTTGCTCAAGCACAACTTATTGAAAAGCTTTTTGGAAAGTTTCAAGAAGCAAGAATTCAAGCATTGATAACTAATTTAGGTTCTGCAACAAGTCAGACAAAATCAGCGTTTGACCTTATGAATGCTAGCAGTGGACAACTTGCAAGTATTGCAGCAGGTGAAATGAAAACTGCTACAGAATCCACTACAGGTAAATTTCAAAGAGCAATAGAAACAATTAAAGCAGATCTAATTCCAATTGGTGAAAAGGTTATGCAGATAGCAACAGTACTTCTTAAATTTGGAGATTCTGTTGCAAATGTATTTAGCAATCTTCCCGCACCAGTTAAAAGTTTAATGGGAATTTTGGCAGGTGGTGTAGCTTTGGCGGGACCACTAATTATGTTTACTGGTGTGCTTGGTAACTTTGTGGGATATATTCTTAGAGGTGTTTTTGGACTTAAATCTTTAATTAGTGGTTCAAAAACATTAGGCGAATTACTTACACCTAATTTAATTGCATCTCAACAAGCAGCAAGTTTATTTAGTACTGAAATATTACAAGATAAAAATTCAGTAAATCTTTTAAATCAGGCAATTAGAGAATTGACAATTACTATTGAAGGAATGGCTACAGCTATGAATGCTGTAAATTCTGTTAATGTAGCATCATCAGTTGCATCTAAATTATTACTTCCAGGACAACCAGGATTTGGAAAGAAATTTCATACTGGTAAAGCAGCAGGAGATGAAATTCCAGCTATCTTACAAAAAGGTGAAGCTGTTATTCCTGAACATGTGATAGATAAAGTTAGAACAGGTAACCCGTTAGCTGCAATGCAAGCTTTAAATTTAATAAATCCAAGTGGTGGTAAAGCATTTGAGCAAGGCACTGATGGAACTTTGCTGCCTACATTTTATCTTGAAGGTCCAAGAGGTAAGGGAACTGGATCTATGAATAGTCAGTTAACAGCTGGCAAAGCATCTGGTCCAGAGTTAGCTGCTTGGACTGATAAAAATGGTGGTTATCAAACACATACAGCGTTAATGGCATTAATGAAATCTGCAGGCATAGATGATGAAAAAGCTAAAATAGTTGGGGAAAAAGTTCATTTTGCTTATAAAGAATCAATTAAAAAATTTGCGCATAATCTTTCGGATAAAATAGTAGGTAGGTCAGCATTTGCTGCATATGATCAGGTTATAGCGCAAGAGTTTGCGGATAACCCGCAATTTATACAACAATATGAAAATGAAAAAAGAATGGTAGGCGGTGTAAGAACAGCTACTACTCCAAGATCAGATGGAAGAGGTGTATCTGGAGGTTCTGCAAGGTGGATCCGTAGCGCAGGAAGTATAATTCCTTACTTTGCTAAGTCTAGAAGACCAGGTGCAACTCAAATGCATATTGTAAGTGATGATTTTGTAGATGAAATGCAAACTCCAAAAGCAATTGCAGCAGGCATTACAGTAGAAAAAAATCCACGAGAAGCATATAAAAAAGCAGCAGGAATTAAAAGCCCTTCACAAGAAATGGCTAAAATTGGTAAACAAATGGATCAGGGACTTGCACAAGGTATGATTCAAAATCAAGGTTTAGTTGTAGCAGCAGCAGAAGAAACAGCTGTAGAAGCACTAATTGCAACTGAAAACACAGCAAAAGGTAAAGGTAGATTTGCTTCAAGACTTAAAGGAATGTCCAGCGGTAAAATGATGATAGGCGGAAGCCTTGCAATGATGGGTGGTAGCATGGCTCTCAATGCAGCACCAGAGTTTGCTGGCAAAGAAATGCTAACCTCAGCTTTAAGTATGGGTTCTATGGGTATGATGTTTGGTCCTTGGGGAGCAGCAGCGGGAGCAGCACTAGGATTAGTAACTAGCGGTATATCAACATTAATTGCAAAAGAAAAAGAACATCAAGCAATGGTTACTGCATCATTTACAGCAAGCAGCGATGCGATTAGCATGTTTGGTGGAACTTTACGTGATCAATCAATACATATTCACACATTTTCTAAAGAAATTGCTTTTACTTCAGAAGAAGCAAAAAAATTAAAAGAAAATGTAGATGCAATTGGAAAATTGAATGATAAATCAGGATTAAAATTAGTTGCTGATTCCATTAGTAAAATGGATACAGGAAGTTCTGTTATTGGAACTTTAAAGCAATATGCAGCAGCACAAGTTGCGGGAGGTATGGATCCAAAAGCTGTCAAACAGATGGTGGCAGCAATATTAGAATATTCAGGACAATCAAAATATCTTTCTGCTGCGTTAAAAGAAATTATTCCAGCTACAAAAGATGTAGAAACAGCTACATCAACTTTGATAAAAAAACTTGGAGATGCTGCAGGGGCTTCAGGAATTTTATCTGGTTCTTACGAAGGTTTAAATAAAAATCAAAAAAGATACGCTGATGGTTTACTCCAAACTCTTAATACAATTATGGATACAAATACTTCTTGGGGAGATGCAGTAATTGCTGCAAAAGCTTTAGATAGAAGTGTTAGGGATACAGCACAAGCTTATAATTTATTAATTTTAGCTGCAAATGATGCTAAAGATTACACAACCGCTACATTATTACAAAAATATAATGATATGGGATTAAATCTTTCAGCTGCACAATTTTTGTTAAAATATAATCAAAGTAATGTTATCCCAAAAAATGCAACTAAAGAAGATTTGTTAAAGCTTGCAACTGATCCAAAATTAATTGCAGGTCTTATTAGACAAGGCGAACAACAAAAATTAAATTTGTGGATTGCAAGTCAAACAGTTACTGCACAACAAGCAGTTGCAACTTCATTACAAGATCAATTAAAAGCAGCTGAGAAAAAATTAAAAATTGAACAAGAAAGTCAAAGAATTGCAAAAGCAATACATGATTTTGCAGTTACTCAAACAGATCTTGAAGGACAAATTCGAGTTGCTAGGTCACAAGGTGATTATTTAAAGGTACAATCTTTACAACAACAATTAAGAGCTAAAACTTATGAATTTCAAGATACAACAACTAAAAGTCCAGCGCAATCATTAGTTGATACTTTACAAGCAAAACTTGATAAACAAAATGCAAGTATTGCAAAATCTGAAGGATATTTAAAAACACTTTCAAATGAAGCTACTGACCCAAAACCTACTGTGTTAGATGAAGCAAGTATTAAATCGCTTGCAGACAAAATTGCAGCTGCTAATAAAGCAGGAAGTGTATCTGATGCAGTTGCTGGTCATGGACAAAGTACTAATGTTCCAGTTAAAAATGTTGAAGCAAAAACATTAAAAGAAGCAGTTAAAGCAGCACAAGGTGGTAAGACCCCAACTACAACTTGGATGCCAGATCCAGGTGATCCTACTCGTTCATATAAAATATTTACTTGGAAAGGACAAGCTTATGCTGCAGATACTTTAACTGGTACAGAAATTTATAAATTTGATCAAACAAAGCAAAACGTGTATGGTCCAAAATTAAAATTAGCTTCTGGAGGACACATATCTGGAGCAGGATCTGCAACATCTGATTCAATACCCGCATATCTATCAAATGGAGAATATGTAATTAAAGCATCTTCAGTTAACAAATATGGCAAGGGAATGTTTGATTCATTAAATGCAGGTCATTTTGCAAATGGTGGTCAAGTTAATAAACAAAGTTTCTGGAGCAAATTATTATTTGGTAGCAACAAACCTATAGTAATGAAAAATCCAAATACAGGAAAAATGGAACAGGTTCCTTTATTAAAGAATGAAATGTCTTATGGTCCAGGGTCTATTGGCGGATTAATTGCAAAATTAAGTGAAGCAACATCTTTGGCATATAAGCCAGTTAATTTACTTAATCAATATAAAAATTATTTTAAGGCTAAGAACCTAGTTAAACAAGGTATGTACCATGGCGACTCTGCTATGTCTATGTCAGGCACATCTGTTTTGGATGGTTCATATGCAAGAGATGCTCATTATGGTATGGGATTCTTTAGCACCTCCAGCAAAAATGAAGCAGAAAGATATGCACAAGGATTTAATACAGGAATTGATACATATGGTCCAACTCATCAAGTAGCCAACATTCCATTTGGCAAATACATAGATTTTACAAAATCAATTAAATCTCAAAACTATGATTTGTGGAAAATGTTAGGCGGAAAAAATTATAATTATGCAGGACCAGAGTTAGGCAAAATGATGAATAATGCAGGACTTACTGGTTCTATTATGCCAAATATTAGATCTGGAAGAAATACTCCAAGTGCATTATGGTTAGCTTTAAATAAACCAGCAGGAACAGTATTAAAAGAACTTGGATCATTTGCTAATGGCGGAATGATAAATACACCTAAATATTCTATGCCTTCATTTGCAGTAGGAACTCCAAATGTTCCATATGATATGATTGCTAAAATACATAAAGGAGAAGCAATTATACCCGCAAACATGAATAATGGTACAATGGGTGGAACGTTTAATATTACTATAAATGCACAAAATGCTAATGCTAAAGAAGTAGCAATGGAAGTACAAAGAATTTTGAATCAAAGAGTTGGAATGAATGGCTCGTTAAGTAAGGTGGGTGTTAAATAATGGCATATGCAATTAAGGCTGGTATATCAGTATCTGTTGATAACATTACTTGGTTCCCGCTTACCGATCATAATCGTCAACCAATTAAGATAACATTTGAAGTTATTGAAAAAACTAATCGTATGGCTGATGGAACTTTAAGAAGATATGTTGTTGCAAGAAAACACAAAATAGCAACAAGTTGGCAAATGGTTCCAAGCATAACATCTAACACTGTTGATTTAAATAAAGCGGGAGCATGGATGAGATCATTCTACGAAGCTAATGTATTTAATCCTATATATGTAAGAGTGGTTGCTTCAAATGAAGGAAATTCTGCTGCAGATGTAAATGGAAATGTATTACCAGATGAAGATACATATGTAAATTCATTCTATGCAAGTTCAAGAAAAACTATATCTGGAACATCTGGCTCTAGTACAATTACAGTAAATAACAATACTGGATTATTAAAGGGTATGTCAGTTACTGGAACAGGTATTAGGGCGGGAGTTAAAATAACAAATATATCTAGCAATACAATAACCCTATCTGGAACAAATACAGCAACAGTATCAGGAATAGGAACATTTACTTCTAATACAATGGACTATGTTACATATATTACAAACTTTGATTATGAGGTTGTAAAAAGAAATAATTTTTACGATCTAGTCAATATTAACATAGATTTTACGGAGGTATAATGTTAGGTACAAGTGCTGTAAAACAATACTTTTCTACAGGTAGTTCTCATTATTTAACTCCTGCAATTTCAGCAGAATGGAATTATAATCTATTTTATGAACCACATATTACTTTTTCTGGAGATGGAACTAAGTTTGCATTTGATGGCACTGGCGGAACAAAGAATTGGAAGACTGCTGCAAATTGGTCATGTACATCAGGAGTAACTGCTTTATATGCAAAAGATGATGTGAATAGGTATGGCATGGGCAAAGTAACTACATCCTACCCTATTCTAAATTTGCTGGGCAGCAAAGCAGCAGTTGCAAATCTTCCAAGTTCAGGAAATACATTAAACGATGAATGGTTTGTAAATGCTGATAATACATTTTATATTTGGAATGGATCAAGTTGGACAAAAGATATTCCAACTACAAGACCATGTTTACAATTTACATCAACCGCAACTTCGGGTACAGCAACAATAAATGTGCCAATTTCAGGCGGAGCAAATGATACTTACAAAATAGTATTTTATGCCAAAGTAAAAGAAACGGGGGATGCAACTAATCCTTCCCCAAGTGTATACCTAACTGCTTTAACATACATTGATTATCATAGAACAAATTCATCGGCACACGTTGTTGATAGTGCTTTATGGACTAAATATGAAGTATATGTAAGTTCAAGGCCACAAGATACTACATATTCTTCATTTGATCTTAAGTTAGGTTTTGCTTCAGAAGATTCTGTATCTCAATCATATACAATATTAATTGATCAAGTTGAAATGTATAAAACTAGCTCATATGAATATCAATATGGTAATTTGTGGCAAACTAAATCAGTGTTTGGTGCATTTAGACCAGGAGAAAGTTATGTTCCATCTGGGAATGCTTTAACACCGCTTCCTGCAGATTTTAGAAAAATTAAAGGGGCTACAAACTTGCAAGATAAATATATGCCATGTAGCCCAGTTTCTTATCACCCAACATTAATAAGTAAGCCTACTGACATACCTGGATTTAAAAATGGAATGATATCCGACTATTCAGTTTATAGATATTTTGTTTCAGATCTTAATAATCAAAAAATTGGAGCAAAGTATGATCAAATACTTGCAACCAATAAAATAGTTATTAAGTTTAGTTTAGCTTATTCTAAACCAGCACAACTATCGTTAACCTTAAGAAATACAGTAACTTCTACTTATTATCAAAAAACTCTTATCGCTGCTGATATTTCAGATGCTGGAGTGTGCATTCTTTATTTACAATCAGACGGATCTTGGTCCACAACCCCTTGGACTGTAATGCCAACTTTTGATCTTTCTGGCAATATTACTAGATATCAATCAATTAATGAAATTACTATTACACAGCAATCATCAAATTTAATTAAATCAGGAGTTACATCAAATACAAATTTGCAAAATGAAATGAAGCGTTTACAAATTATTGAATTATCCCCAAGACTAGAATTAGATTTAAGTAGTTTTGCAATGGAAACAGACACAACTGTTGAGCTAGATAACAAATCAAACCCACTTCCTATTTCAGCAATATCTTCAAATAGTGCAACAATTACTCTTTCCAATATTCCATTTGTAGTAAGTAACCATGTATTAAGTTTATTTTCTAATAACTCCAGCACTTCACCTCTTAAAGGTTTGTTTAAAAAGAATGTAAAATTTTATATTAATTATTTAATTAGAGATAATGTAGAAAATGCACAAGCAAAAGACAAAGTAATCCCAGGAGGAGTCTACTACGCAGACTCCTGGGATGGACAAGATATTCAAAAAACTAGAGTTCAACTCTATGATATAACAAAATATTTACATTTATTATCTCCAACAGATTATGTATCTTATTCTCAAGATGTATTTACAGTAATTAGTAACATTTTAGATTTTGCGGGATTTACAGATTATGATTATGATGATCTTAGAAGGATAACTCAAGATAAATATAAACTGATAGATGGAACAAATACGGTAAATAGTCATCCGATATCTATGAGATACTTCTTTGTAGATGGACAAAATCAAAAAGTATTTGATGTATTAAAAGAAATATTTGAAGTTTATCAGATTGGAGCATACGTAGATGCATATGGTGTTCTTAAATTTATTAACTTAGAGCAGATACTCCAGTATACAAAACCAGATATGTTACTTCATGATAATCCAATGCCACAAGATATTGCTGTTCCAATATATGAACAAGATTTGACAGTAACAAGCAATATAGTCCAAGATACTTATACTGAAACAGTTAAAGTTAAACTTGGTAAAGCTACATTAAAATATAAATCACCACAAGTAAATACATGGTTCCCTGCAAGTGGTAGTTCAACTTTACAAAGCGTAGAAACTTCTCGTGTTACTGTAAGCCACGTTCTTTGGAATTTAGAACAAGAAGAGGTTGTTCCATTTAATTTATTATTTAATGACATGTTAATAGAACATAATTCATTACAAATTGATCCAAGTGAAACTGATACTAATTCATCTAGTAAAAGATTATTTAGGCAGTACCCTATAGACCATGTAGGATATTGTTTAATTGAAGGTGAAATTGTAAATTTTACAGATAAACAATACTGCGTTGAAGCTTATAGCGGTCCTAATCTTAATGGAACTATGAAAAAATATTTTTATAATATTTCAAATTCAACGGATTTAGAAAGAGCAACACATGAAGCATCAGGTATTGTTGGATTAAATGGTTCTTATAAATACTATCCAACAGGTGTTATTGCAAATATTCAAAGAGGATTGTTTAATACCCCAGTCAGAGATCACTTAGTAATTAATAATCTTACAAATTTAAATAAAAAACTTGTTAAACAAAGTGGTAAAGATGCAGCAATTGATACTGCAAATGGGTCTATAGTGCTTTCAGCGTCAAATAATAATTTTACAGAATATGCTGCAGCAAATAATGGAATAGAAGAAGTAAGCAATACTATTAATGGTTATAATACTTTTTCTACAAAAATGTTAATTGGTGTAAATTCTGGGAACAATAAGTTAGACGGGTTTGAATCTGGAATGACAATCGGTATAGGAACTCAACAAGCAATTCATATAAGTTTAACCCAAGATACAGCAAAACAATATAAAGATAGAAATGGCATTATAATGTCAGGATTTTCTTTAAGAGTTTATAAATATGGTACAGATGGATTACCTATAACTTTGTTGAATAACAATGTTCAAAAAGTAGATATTACCGAAGCAATATTTAACCAATCTGCACAATACCCCCCAAAATCACCATTTGAAGATTTTGGAAAATATGTTAACTTAAAATTTGTTAAAATATCAAACACAACTTATGAAATATATATAAACAAAAATAAAATTAACATAGATGCAATACACATAACTGATATTAATTCTAATATTTTAAACACAAGTGGAAAGTTTGGAATATTTGTAAGAGGTGCAACAGGCTCAGTAGCATTTACAGAACTTTATGCTTGTCAATCAAGACTAAACAATCCTAATACATATTACCATTATGAAGAACAAGGGTTTGCAGATACAATTTTAAATGGAAAAAACTTATTTGAAATGAATTATATGATGCAAGCACAACCACAAATTGTTGGTATTAATTATTATGATGTTAAAAATGATTTAGCTAATTCTTCAGCCTTAACTGCTATACCATTAAAAGTTAAATATAATTGGGATTACCTAGATGACCCATCATTAACATATAAAGCAGGTTTAAACCCACCATATAAAACAATGAAGGTTTATGAAAATTCACTTAATTATTCAACAATTCATTATTCAGGGGCGAGAGCTAAATTTGCAATAATTAATAGTTCTCCAGGAATGGTTTATATAAAACATGCTTCAGATTACACTAACCCATTTAATATTGAATTTAATATAAGTACCAAAAATATGATCTCTTTGGGTAATGAAACTGTTATTGAAAAAATATTTGACTATACAAATATATCAGAATCAATAGAAATTTCTTCAAATTGGGTCCAAACTAAAAAAGCAGCCAATAATATTTTAAAGACTATATTTAAAGCAATTGATGGGTTTAGTAGAGATACTCAAATATCTATTTATGGAAATCCTTTGTTTGAAATAGGTGATGTAGTTCACATTCAATACAGCCTTAAGAATATTGGAGAAAATGAGACATCCTCAAATAGGTATTTTGTTCAAGGAATTAGTCAAACATTCCAAGAAGGACTAAAAACTGTATTGACATTAAACCAAATTGCATGATATACCATTAAAATGATATAATTTAGGGGGAGACAATATGACCGTATCAAACAATTCAAGTCAAAGACCAGCAACTGGTCTAGCTGCCTCTGTCAAAAAAAGAGAAATATATGTAATTTCAGAGACAGACCCTAGATCAAAGGATTTACAATACCTTAAATCAGTCTCAGGACAGGTTATAGTCCTTTCAGAAATAGAATATGCAAAGTATGTTAACTCCCTTGCAAGCGGTAGCGGTAGTGGCTCCTGGGACTTTCTGGATGCATCAGAAAATGCTGAAGACTATGGTAATTTAAACACTACTCTAGTTCCTCCTGTAAGTTTAATTTGGGATTCAGTAGACCCAGATTCTACAAACTTTGTCACAATAGATGGACAAGTTTTAGTAGATTTAACAATTAGCTTTGATCCAGGAGTTTTAGGCGGGGACGATACAATAGAGTATAGAGTCCATTTTGAACCTATATCAGACAATACAACAATAACTAAAATTAATGCATCTACATTAAATACAGTAACAGCAACATCTTCAACAATTTCTATAAGTTGGAATGAAATTCCAAAAGCCACATCTTATTATATTTATGCATCTGGTGCAAATTTACCAGGAACTTTTGGTCAAGAAAGCACAGAATATTTAGAAGATGCAGCAATTAATAATGTTAAAGGAATTCATACTTGGGTATTAAATCAAAGTGATTCTCCTAAATATGGCGGGGGATCAGTTCCAAGTACTTTTATCGGAGAGTATCAATTCTATATAGCGGTAGTTTATGATGACAAAACAACATCTACTACAGTAAATTCTGGGGCAGTGGGGTGGACAGTAAATGTTTAAAGGCACATATATATTTAAAGAAAATGGCGTAGAAATTGGAAGATCAAAAAATTTAATTACCACAAATGGAAGAACTATTTTAATGAAATATCTTTGTGGTTTAGAACCAGACTGGGCTTCTTCTCTAGCAATAGGGGCAGTAAATCAAAATGCACCAACAGAAGCAGATACTCAGTTAGCTTATGAAACAATGAGAGTTCCAGTAATTTTAAAAACGTATCAACCTGCATATGCTGGAAGTCCAGATTTAATAGTTGTTAGAGGAACGCTTCCAGCAAATATGTATGCAAATATATATGAAATTGGTTTATTCCCACAATCCATTAATTCAGAAGCTTTGTCTAGGAATAATGAAATTATTACAGATTTTACAGATCTTACAAATTGGACAACTAATATTTATAATAATGCATTAAGTATAACAAATCAAGGTTTAAGTCAGTCTAATCTTTTTGTTCCACAAGGAGTAGGATCACCTAGATATGGTGCATATTCAGTTACAATTTCTCAAAATACTATTTTTTCAAATAATGAATATTCAACAACTTTAGTAGGTTATTCCGAAGTAGATACTTTAGACATACTTGCATACAATACAGTTGGCGGGACACTAACAGTTGTACTAACAGACATATCTGGGATAACAGCTACATTAGAATATAATATAGGTACAGATACATCTTATCAAAAGTTATCCGCCAACATGCCTTCTTCAATAAGAAATTTTTCAAATTTGCAGTCTATTGATATTATTACAGA